TCTGACCTTCCTGCGTCGAGTATCCCTTCTGGAAGTTCTGGATGAAGGGCGCGACCTCTTCCGTCATAAACTTCTGGCGGACAGTCGGGTCGTTCGGATCGAAGTTCGGATCGGTGGTGGTCGCCCGCCACTTGTCCTGCAGCGTGCTCAGCCCTTGGGCGTAGGCCAGCGACTGGGCGCTGATCTGGCTGACGGTGATATGCTTTTCCCAGGCCTCGCCGCCGCCCGCTATGTCCCGGCCAATGTCGGCCCCCGCCTGGTCATAGAAAGCCCCGATCCGGCGGCCTGCCTGGACGTTCGCCTCGACCCCGGTTTCGGACGGGTGAAGCTCGGTGTCGCGGGTGTCGTTATACTGGGGAAGATCGGGGATTACGGCCTCCTATCAATATCGGTAGGCATCAGAGACCTATGATACCGAGGGCGATGTTGGCGATCCCGCCGATGAAGGAGCCATTCGCAGCGGTGTTCGCGGCTTCCTTCATGTTGGTAAAGGCTTTCGCTTGCTCAGCATAGCCCGCCTCGGTGATCAGACCCTGTTGCCCGATCATCTGGTGGGTCAGAGCGCCCTGACTAGCAGAGTTCGCCAGGAGAGACAAGGCGCTCCCGCTCTCGGTGAAGCCCGAACCGCTGACACCCCCCTTCTGGGCCCCGATAGTGGAGAAGATGGAGCGGGCGGCCTGGCTCTGTTGGACCTTCGTCGACTGGATTGTGAACTGGTCGTTCTGGGTGGCGAGGGTGGCCGCCATGGCGTAGTTCTTCGCCTCTTTGAGGTCGCCCGCGCCCTGGAAGAGGTCGGACACGCCGGACCCGATGGCCCCGAAGTTCATGCCGCCGAGCCCCGCGCCACCGCCGATGGGGGTGCCCGCGCCGAAGGTCGCGATGGACTGCATCAGGTTCGACGAGTTGACCTGGGCGAGTTGCGGGGAAGTGCCGACGCCGGCCGGTCCAAAGTTCAGGTCGGGCATCAGCGGTCCTGCGTTTCCAAGAAAGCCTCGACCGCCAGGATGGTGATCGGGTAGGGGCGGGTCACACGCCAGCATGGCCGGCTGTCGAAGGTGTTGTCGTCGTCCACCTTATCCCAATAGACGTCGGAGTACAACTGAAGCGGCGTCATCATCACCACAGTCTGCGGGCCGCCGCCCTTGAACTCGGCCGGGCGCATGACGTCGAAGTCAACCCCGAAGGAAACCCCCGCGGTGTTGTGGGTCAGCCAGGCGGCCTCCTGGGTCCGGCGCGTCTTGCCAAGGGCTGGGCCGTTCCGCGCGCCGGCAGCCGCGGGGTCGATGGGCCGCAGGATCATCCCCTCGACCGTGTAGTTGTAGCCGACGACGAACGGCGCAAACATCGCACCCGGGGTCGCCGGGGTCGCCTCGAAGAACCCCCAGTGGTTGTCGAAGGAGCCCGTGCAAGGCAGCACCGGGATCGGGGAGCCACTCGTGTCGGTGTAGGCCAGCGCAACGATCAGGCCGTTCGGCCCCCAGATTTGCTGGGCTTGCGGGACGACGTCTTGCATGGCCGTCGTCGTGATGATGGTCCCGGCGCTGGTGTCAATCCAGTAGAGGTTCTGGTCCGCTCCACCGACTTCGCACAAGAGCGCCAGGCGGCTGTTCTCGATCAGGGATTGGTTCCAGTTCGCCTGGTTGGTCGGATCGCTTGGCAGAGGGATCGTCCACATGATCGCGCCCGTGGCGCTATTGATCTTGCAGAGATAGACCGCGTTCACGAAGGTCGGAACGCCCTTGTCTGCCCAGTGAGCGCCAGCGTCAGTCGTCGGGTCCGCCGCACCGGAGCCGAGGGTGGTGGTGCAGATATATCCATGGCCATCGGAGCCCAAAACGGCGGCCAGGGGCAGATAGTCCGGGTCGCCGATGGCAGTGTTGTCCCAGGTGACGGGCGTCGGGTTGGTCGCCATGACAGCCAGGCAGTTCCCGTCCGTCTGGTCGAAGGCAATGCCGCCGATATCATCGAACCAATGCCACAGGGGGTCGATATCCTCCGGCGTGATGGAGGCCACCTGGGTATAGCCGAAGGTGGCTGGGGCTGGCAGGCTGACATTGAGGGACGTACGCCAGAAGCCAACCGGCTTGGAATAGGTCGACATGATCCGGGCCCCACCGACGTAGGAGGATCGGCTGTAGGTGGTGGCGAACCCTTCGCCGTAGTAGTGGCCGTGAAGGTCGTTGGTCTGCCGCCCGGCCGTGACCTGGCCATCCGGCTGGTCAACACCAAAGCTGTCGATGAAGGTCATCGTTGTGCCGTTGATCAGGCAAAGCTCAGCACCCCCGCCGCCGTGAAGCGCCGCGCCGGCTCCCTCGCTGACCTGAAGAACGAATTGATCGAAGCAGGATATGGCGCACATGCTTTGCGACCGCGCGATATGACCCTGGCTGGACTGGGTGCTACCGTTGTCGGTGCCAAAGGTCCCAACCAGGGCAAGACCCTTGGACATTTTGGAGAAGGCACCCGAGTTGGCGGCGGTTGAGGACCAATAGAGGCAGCCGTCCTGGCCAATAGCTCCTTGGCCGATGTTCTGGTCGATGGTGGGGCTGACTGTATTGAACAGATCGTCCTGGCTGACGTCGCCAAAGTGAGTGATGCCGCCGTTCGCGAAGCTGTATTGAGAGAAGCCGTTGGTGCTCCCAGCGCCAACTCCTGGGACCAGGAACAGTTGGTTCTTCCAGTCGACTGAACCGCTGGCAATGCCGCTGACAACATTCTGAAAGCCGCCGCCGGTAAACTCGCTGAGCCCGGTAGTCTCAGGGCTGTTGGGCGGTGGGGCGGCCCCATTGGAAATGAAGAGGCCAAGGTCCTTCGTCTGCGGCTGGGCAACCGCCAGGGCTTCCATGTACGCCTCGGTGAAGAGGCCGGGGCTGTAGAGGCCGTAGAAGCCATTGGCGTTCGTGCCATCCGCTCCCAGCGGCACGTCGACATAGCCGCCCGCGTTGACGACGTGGTCGCCCAGGTCCAGGCCGCCGCCCCAGACGGTGACGGTCTTGCCGGCCAGGTAGTGGTAGCCATACAGCCGGACGAAGGTCGTCATGAAGTCTGCGCCCCAGGGCTTGGCCGCCTCATCGAGATTGAAGGCCGTCAGGAGGGTGTCTTCCTCATCGGCGATATCGGTCAGAATTTCGATCCAGTTGCCGGTGGGTGTGCCGTCCGTGGTGATGACCGTCATGCTGTCGATATCGCCGCCGACGTTCGGGCCAGCCTGCAGGGCGCTCAGCGTGCGGCCGGAGCCCAGGGCGTGCTGGTGCCAGCCGGCGAACGTTGGGCCCGTGGAACTGAACGACCGCTCGCGCTTGTAGGTCATGCCGGCGAGGGAGCCATCGTTCATCCGCCCCCAGACTATAGGCGTGCGCTCGCGCTGATAGGCGATCTCGGCAATCCCCTTGGTCGTCAGATCGCGGGCCGTGACGGCGACGTTCATCGCCTCATACTTCCCGTTGTAAACGTTCATCATATATTCCAGGAGCTTTTTCGCGAACCGCTGAACCACCATGAAGGTGATCCCCGTGCGCCGCGGCTCGACGTTCTCGCAGCCGTACTTAGTGACTTCCTTCGCCTGGATCGACGTCGGGGTCAGAGGGTCGTTCTGGGCACTCGCCTGCACAAGCCACTCGCCGCCCTGGGTGCCTAGGACCAGGCCGCTCGCGTCAGGGATCAGCCAATAGATGGCGTTGCTCTCGTTGGAGTTCAGGGTCTCGCTGATCGCGTTGTTGTCGGCGACGGTGCCGTCAATCCCGCTCGGGCTCCACTGGTAGATTTGGTTGCTCATGGAGCCATCGAAGTGGTTGGGATACTGCAGGCCGGCGAGCCACAGGCGGCCTTCCATGAAGACCCCCGAAGTGGGGTAGCCCGTGGTGGCGCTGTAGCGGCCGATCTGCCACACGTTGATGGGGGTCGTGTATAGAAGCGGGCCGCCCAGAAGCTGCAGCGTGACCTGAGACGGGCTGTTGACCGCCTGGATACGACCCCAGGTCCAGATAGCAGCCGCGGTGTCCACCCCCCAGTTGACGACGTCCAGGCCCGGCTGATTGCCCGTGTTCGCCACCAGGGCAGTCCAATAGGCCCCATCAAACTCGACGGTGGCAGCCTTGGCATACGCCGCAACCTTCGACCAGGCCACGGGCGCAGAGAACAGTCGGAGAGATCGCCCAACGTCAGTGGCCACGAAGCCGGAGGAACTGACGCTGGCTCCCGGGCTCTGCGCCTGCCACTGGGCAGTCGACGTGTCAGGCTGATTGTTCAGATTGCTGTCGATCTGGCTGGTGTAGCCGATACCGGAAAAGAGCACGGTGTCGGCGATGGCGTAGGTCTTGGTGCTCGACCAGGTCTGGTAGGAGACCGTCATGGTCACGACGCCGGTCAGGGTGGTCGGGGTGATGACCCCGCCATCGTTCACGGGGTCCAGATATGGGCCGTCCAGGAAATTGATGACGGATAGGGTGAAGGTGGCGAAGGAGTTGAAGGCGCTGTCGGGGTTCGTCACCGACGCCAGCACCATCGGCGGGTGGACCTGGGACAGGATCACGGCGACTTCCTGGCCGTTGTTGTTCGACTGGATCAAGCGGAGGGCCGGGAGGTCAGCCGCAACGTAGGGGGTGACGAAGTCCAAGACCCGGGAGACCATAGTGCCCAGGGGGCCCAGGGTGATCGTGGAGCCATCTATGGAAGCTCCGGTCACGCTGTCGGCGATGGTGAAGGTCGTCGCACCCGTGACGGTGATCAGGAACTGACGATTGTAGAGCGGATAGGTCCCGTTGTCGGTCGCCGCGACGGGGAGGTTGAACTGGGTCTCGTCGCCCGTCGCCCACTTGTGGTCGGCCGCGGTGGTGATGACCGCCGGAGTATCCGTCGAGATCGAGACCACGTTCTGGGTTGTCGGTTCCAAGACAAGCTGATTGCCATAGACGAAGCGAATGTGGCCCGGGGTGAACTCGATATTGTAGGGGAGGTTCTCGCTGAAGGCGAACTCGCGCAGCGCGCCCGGCAGGCCGCCGCGGGTGGCCGCGACGTAGTTGAAGCCCGGCCGGCGGATGGCGGCCCCCTCTTCGAGCGGGATGACATTGAGCGCCCGCGCCATGGCGGTCGAATACTTCTCGTCCTTGAAGCGGCCCTGATAGTAGGGGCTCCACTTCCCGCCGACGAAGCTGTCTTGAACGTAGCTCGCGGCTGGCATCTTAGCTCCTGCACGCCAGATAATCATCCAGGGGCGGCTCGTCCGACCCTTCCTCGATCCCGTTCACGGCGCGGGCTTCGCCCATGAAGACCTTGTACTTCTGCAGGATCGTGCTGATCTTGGTCGTCGACTGCGTCAGCCGCTCGCAGATTTTCTCGGCCAGGCGCAGGGCCCAGCCCTCCTGAAACAGCGGGTCCATCTGCGACACGTCGGAGACGTCCGCGGCGAAGCGGAACACGATGACCTGGCTCTCGCGGGTCACGAGCCATTGGCCCTCAAACTCCCAGTCGTCGTAGATCAGGCCGCTGGGAGCCCCCAGCCAACTCTGAGAGCCCGCCTTGGGGTCCTGTGGGGCTTCTCGCATATAGCCGGCCGGCAGTCGGTACAGGTTGCGCGTGGAGGCCTGTGAGCGCGGCCCAGAGCCCGCGGGATAGATGATCGCCAGCGAGCGCAGGGTGGTGTCCAGGAGAAGCCAGTTGTTGCCCTGCATGACGTCCGCCTGGGACGCCGGGGTCGGGGCCCAGGGGGCAGCACCAACCAGGGTCCAGTGGACCCCCGCGTCGCCCACGGGGTTGTGGCCGGTGTTGCCGCTGCCGACCGAGGTGTAGAGGTTGCCATCGGTGGCCAAGACCTCGGCGCTCGTGGCATAGGTTGTGCCGACCGCCCAGGCCACGACGGGCGTCTGGGCGAAGTTCAGGTCGATGGTCGACTGGTAGCTCACCGCGGCCGAAATCACGGTCTCTCCGATGGAGTAGGTGACGGTGGTGTCATAGTTCGCGACCACCCCGGGATTGTCGGTGTTGGCGTTGGTCCGCGAGAGATAGACGCTGGGGGTCAGGCCGTTGAGGATATAGACCAACTCCCCGGCGAAGTAGCCGACCGTATGGTCCCAGGGCTCCGCGGTGACGGGGCCGAAGTACAGGTCCCAGAACAGTTCGTTGGGATAGCCCGGGGGCGTGGCGAGCGGCACCTGGCCGCGGGCGACGTAGGGGCGTGCATCGGCCCCATCCACGATGCTGCCGGCGACGTAGGTCTTGGCGGGGTTGTAGGTCGCCCAGACCGCGAACATGGTGTTCACGTCAATGGTGCGGAGTGGAGCCTTGCGAACGGAGAAGCGCCAGATATTGCGGCGCAGTTCGGCCTGGCGCATCTTGTCGATATTGCGGGCGACAACCGCGGCGCGCGTGGCGTCCTGGGTCAGCGACGTAATCGGGTCCGCCCCGACTTCGTCGAGGGCCGAGTTCGCGATATCGACGGGCGTCTCGTAGGTGCCCATCGGTTATCCGATTGGGATGCGGGTGAGGCTCGCATAGTTGGCGCTAAAGCCCGCGGCGATCCCATAGTAGGACCCGGGCGGGAGGTAGAGCACCGCATTGATCCCACCACTGGCGGAAAGCTGGGTCAAGACCTTGATCCCGGTCGAGCCGTCCGGGCCGACCCGATACAGGTCGAAGGCCCCGGAGCCCGTGCCCAGATAGTCAAGCTGATAGAGGCCGCCCTGAAGGCTGACCTTGGCCGACGTTGCGGCTGCCGCGTTGGAAAAGAGCGTGAAGCTCTCGGCCGCACTCATTACACCACTCCGAAGGCGGCGGGCCCTTTACCGCTGTCGTTCAGATAGTCGTCGAACTGTTCCAGGGCGAGGAAAATCTGCTCGACCTGGGTGAACTTCGCCATGTTGACGCGAAGCTCGATATCACCCGTGCCGGGCGCATTGGTGCCGGCCACGACGTTGTCGGGATTGCGCACGGTCGCCTGGTCGACGGTGAGGGAGATTGAGACGGAGGCCATGCGATATCCTTACGAGTTGGCGGTCAACGTACCATCACCGCGCATCGCCGTCAAGATGGCGTCAACGGAGACCTTAAGCTGGCTGAAGGTGGTGATGTTGGAACCGAAGCTGATGACCAGGTCGTGGTTGAGGGCGGCGGCCAAGGCGGCTCCGTCCGCGGTCGCGGTCACGGCGGTCAGGGCGGCGATGGCGGTGGCGAGGGTGGCATAGCCCGCGGCTAGGGCGGTATGGGCACTATTGACCGCCGTGACGTGCGCCTGGGTCGGGCTCGCGCCATCGGCCACCAGGGTCGCCAGGGTGGAAGCCACCGTGGCGGCGAGGATCACATAGGCCGCGGCATCCGTCTTGACTGTGGCAATCAGACCCGTGATTGTGACCAGGTCGGCGACAACCGCGGTGGCGTCGAGCGCCGCCCCGAGTGGGACGTGGAGGCTCTTGAACAGGCGCGGGTAGGCGTCCAGATTGACGTAGGACGGTGACAGGGTCGCGGCGTGGGCAGAGCGGGCCACTCAAGTCTCCAAGGTTCGGCCGCCGGGCCAGGGTCGCGGAGGCAACCAGGAGCCCCGGGAGGCCGGCGGCCCCGAGCCCACAGGGGCCCGGAGGGGTTTAGTCGACGAAGATCGCCTGAACGTTGATGTTGCCCGCGGCGGCGTTCCCAGACTTCGCCGTGTGGACGGCGATGACGACATCGATATAGCCGCCGGGATCGGCGGTCAGGCCGACTTGCTGCCAGAGCGGCGAGGTCCGAAGGTTCGGGTCGAGCGACTGCAGGCCGTCGAGCTTTTGGCCGAGCGAAGAGTTCGCGAAGTTGACCGCGGCGGCGAAGACGTTGGCCGAGATCAAGACGCCCTGCAGCGAGGGCTGGGTGTTGTCCACGGTGCTGTCGCTGTAATATGCGCCGACGTCGATCTGCAGGCCGGTGGAGCTATCCAGACCGGCGATGGTCGAGATTTCCAGCGACTTCAGGAAGGCCTGGCTCGGGAGCCGAATGGCCTTGTAGGTGGACGCCGTGGACGCCACGCCCGCGGCGGTCGCGGCGACATAGTCGTTCACGATCCGGGCGACGCCGGGAGCGCCCTTACCCGTGGTGAGTTGGGTCGAGGCGGGCGGCTGCGAGGTGGTGCCATCCAGCGTAGTGATGGAGGCGGACTTGACGGTATCGACCATCTGAGGTTATTCCCTTTCCTAGGCCGCGATTACGGCGTGATATCCGCGCCGGTCGTGTCGGCGCAGACGATCTGCACGACCTTCCCGGGTTGGGTGCGGGTCGCGCCGAACGACGTGGCCGTATAGAGTTGGTACGGATGACCGGACAGGTCATTCCGCTGCGAGGCGATGTTCGTCATGTCCTTCCAGACGCCGAGGTACATGCCGGTCTTCGCGAACGCGATGATGTTGCGCGAGGTGCCCGACGTGAACTGCAGGCGCTCGGACACGACGATATCGAAGCCGAGGAAGCGGGCGACGCGGCCATCCACCAGGACGGGCTTGTCGTTGAACTCGGACGACACGACCTGAACTTGCTTCAGGAGGTCGGCTTCCTGGGTCGAGCCGATGATCAGCGTGACCGGGTCGCGCTCGATATCCACATGGTAGTGGCGGAAGGTCCGGCGGGTCTCGATCAGCTTGGCGACCGTCAGGCCGACGCTGCCGGAGGCACCGAAGGCGATGGGCACGGAGAAGCCGGAATTGGTGGCGGTCGACCCGGTGTTGAAGGTCTCGGCGGACAAGCCCGCGGCGTCTGCGCCGATTTGGCTCGTGGCGAAGGCGTTGGCGATGATGCAGTCGTCCCAGGCCCGACCGACTGCCATGGCGGCGTTGTCGCTGTATTCGGACTTCGGATCGACGATAGTCTTCAGTTCATCGAAGCTGTCGATAAGCTGCGCCAACTCGCCGTCCTGCGGAAAGACCCACCGACGAGTGAAGTCGGGGTCGGTGCGCTGCAGCGGGGCGAAGCGGCCGGCGGGGGCCTTCAGGCTGATCGCGCCGATTTGGTTCACGGGCGACGCCATCTTGCCGACGTGGGAGCCCTCACGGACCTTGCCGCGCAGAAGCGAGCCAAGTTGCTGCAGCTTCAGTTCGATCAGGGTCGTAAATTGGGTGGTGTAGAGGTCCAGAAGACCAGCGTTCTCGGTCACGGGGGAAGTCCTTGTTTCGGGTTGACGGGCTCAGTAGTCGTATGAGGCCGTGTCCGAAACCGGGGGCCGGGTAACTCGGTGCCCTCCCTTGCGGGTTTAGGCCAGGGGTGGCCCCGCGCGGCGTCTCCCGCCGGGGCCCGGCCCTCCCGTT